AATGGTGCTTGTTGAAGCTTGTCCAGACCCAATGCCTATTGTAGAACCTGTGGACTTTCTTGAGCAACCTACAAACAACGTAAACAACCCAAGTCACTATGGAAACGGACAGATAGAGTGCATCGACTATCTCGAAGACTTTATGACTACAGAAGAGTTCATTGGGTATCTCCGAGGGAATATCGGGAAGTATATGCACCGCTGGCGTTATAAGAATGGCCTTGAGGACTTGCATAAGGCTGAATGGTACTTGAAGAAACTAATCACCGTAATGTCGTAACACAAAGAAAAACCCCAGAGAGTCCACTCAAGGATTCTCTGGGGTTTTGTCGTTTTAAGACCTAGTGAACAGGCTTCTTATGTATCTGGCAATCTCATTGGGACTAGGGAATAGCCAACCTAGCACAAGCAATAGTATCACCCACACAGGCACTTCATTAACCACTACAGTCTGTACGTTATCAGCCTTTAGCTTGTTGCTGTCATTACTCTGCTTAATGGTGTTAGCTTGTGGTCTTATTAGCTTCTGCTCTACATTATTTGTAGTGCCTACAGTCTGACTGTTGGTCTTACCAGCCTGTACGTTGGCAGCTACATTAGGGCCACCCCCTGTGAGTAAACTAATGGGGTTCATCCCCCCGCATCCCGTTAGGAGAAGAAGGCCACTTAGCATCAAGACCACGGAGGGACGCTGAATACGCGAGACACGCTGGAAAGGCAAGTATAAAGACATCTTTGGTCTCCTTAAATCCGAATACACCTAAAGCTAAAAGTAAAATAGCTACATACTCGAATATCCTAGCAGTCTTTCTTTTTCCCCTTTGTGCTTCTTCTTGTAGTTTAGTTACGTCCTCTTTCGATTGCATCTTTAATAGCCTTTAGGTTCTCGTCTATACGGGCCAAGAGTACAGACTGGTCACGAACAATACCGTCAATAGCCTCTACCTTTGTTTGGGTAAGGGAGATTTGCCTAGCATTGTTATCTACATCATTCCGTAGTGTGGCTACAAACCAAATGAGTGCTATGGTCTGACAGGTTATAGCTAAAATAAATGTAATTGGAACGCTTTTATTTAGATGCCAAGGCTCTGTGCTCATTTGTAGTTTTTCCTGTTTAGCTCATAGTGTGGTGCATCATAAAAGCTTTTCCAGTCCCCACCCCATACAATAGGAATGTTTAGTTCTTCAGCAGCGTCTTTCATAGCCTCAGAGACGATCTTAAATCGCTCTAGGTCATTCCAGTCAACAGGCCATGGAACCATGTCTACAGCGTGCCCTGTGATGTGCCTAGAGTTCATAGTCTTAGAGGCCCCCTTGGCTACAAGCTGTCTCTGCCGCTCAATGTTCCTTACACCTTCAATAACAGTGAAGTCTTGTGGGGTGATTTGAACGGCCCTTTTAACTACAGCTACAAGATCGGGATGCACTCCTGATAGGTTCTGTAGACTTCGTGTTCCTAGTTTATAAGTCATAGAGTGTTCCTTATGTAGGTTTAGTGGGCCATACTACGTCATTAGGGAAACCATCTTGCTGTGGTACATCTAGTAGCGCTAGACGATAGGCAGAGATAGAAATCTTAGCCTCAGCACCCAACTCTTCCCAACGTAAGGTGTTGCTTGCAATAGGATCAACTTCCTTGGACAGTTTCATGTCACGTTCTGCACGGACAGCTTGCGCTGTGGCCTCGTCTATTTCAGCTTGCGTTGGTGGGGGCGGTGCAACGTATGGTGCAGCTTTTGGCGTCATAGTCAAAAACAGTTCGGCAGTATCAAACGCCGCGCCTATATCACTTGGATCACACGTGAACGGTATCCACCCATAAACTGGATGCTCAATTTCACAATCGATTGTTCCGTGACGATTAGATACTGGATTGCGGTAATTCATTATGAAATCCTCAAGAATAGGGTGGCAGCAAAATATTCTGTAATATTAGCAGCGTTTGACATTGCTTTCCATGTTCCTGTTGGCGTTGTTGGCGATGTGGATGCTCCTGAAGATACAACATTTACTCCGGCAGTGTTACTTATAAGATTCGTTGTTGCTCTGATACCAGTATACCTGAGATTTGATCCGGCATAATTCGTTCCGGCGGTAATTGATTGTCCTTGTATAGCGTTAAACAGGAATGAGTAAACGCCAACTTCTCCATGCGTCGCACCAGCAGTTGCGTTTAATACTTGCGTTGTTGTAGGTACTGTTGTAGGTATGGTTGCTATCTCGGTGTCTACAAAAGTCTTAATCGTCGCCCTAGTGGCTAATAGTGTAGGATCAACCGTAAAATTGGGGTCAGCAGATTCCGCCACAAGCCCGAAAGGGGTAAACGTATTACCACTTTGGTCTAGTGTCCCCAAGTCAATCCAAGCGTCATCAGCCTCATTACGCATTTTAAGTATGTTAGATGAGGTGTCATACCAAAGCATATTAGCATAAGTCGTGGCAGGAGCACTAGCACCAGAAGAGTTAGACGCCAAGGCTTGTAGGGCCAAGTTAAGATCAGCCCTAAAGTTTGGTGCCGTTTGGTTTGTAATTACAAAATCATTTTGGGACACTTTAGTTATACTCCACTATGGCGTCAAGTTGTGTTATCGAAGGTGTTACATTATCACTCGTAGATGTTAAGACTACACGGAACCTAAAGGCCCTACCGAAGTAGTCACCAGCCCTAAAGAGTTGGTAGTCAGTCCATGTAGGTGTACCAGCAGGATCATCCTGAGTGATAGAGATGTAGGTCTGTACGTTAGTGTCAGCGAACTGTACTGCACCTGTGAAATCATCGAACAATCCGGGTATATCATCAAACAATCCGGGGATGTCATCAAAGAGACCAGACGAGTTGTCTACACGGGTAGTCACATAATCTACACGAGACCTAACCAATCTAGCTAAACCTGTGTCGATGTAGCTATTAAAGTCGTAGATTGCACTAGAGGGTGCAGCGCTAGGGTCTGTAATCCTCAGTGAACTACTAATAACACTACAACCAGTTTTAGCACCTGAGAATGTAGGGTCCTCTGTTTGTGTATCTGTATTAGCAAAAACCTCAAGAGATGCGGCAGGGACTACTATTGAAGTATAGTTTTCAGAACCTACACCAGATTTATCAATAGCTTTGATGTGGTAGGTCCCCGATCTTGTAGGTACACTCACACTATTAGCGGGACGGGGTACTTTATCTACAGCAGTAGAGGCGTTAGCATAGGTAGAACCTGCCTCATCCAGAGAGTATCTGACACGATAGTAACTAAGGTCTAGGTCAGGAACAGGAGTCCACTCAAGATGGATGCTCGGTCCATTAACCTCTGCTGTGAAGCCTGTGACATCACTAGGAGGATCAAGCAAACCATTGGCTGCTACATCAAACAAGTATTCCCACTCACCTTTAACACCAAAACTGTTGATAGCTCTGGCTCTAAAGTCATAGGAACCAGTGTCCAAGTCTACAGCCCTAAAGAGTCCAAGCCCGCCTGTACCAAGACTTGTGTAATCACTGTCTGCACTATTTCTGAACTCCACTTCAACACGGTCAATACCCTCAGGTCTACCAGAGGTAATGGTTACGTTAATGATGTTAGTCAGTTTTTCACGGAGAACTTGTGTTGTAGCTTCAGCATTTATACCTACGGAGGGAACCTCGAATGGGCTTAACAGAGTAGTGTTGTCACGCTCGTAGACTACACCATCATCAACCTCATCAAAGATGCTTTCAGCAGTCTCCCTAAGTGTAAGGGATACTTGTAGGTCTAGTTCATCTACGATACCAAAGGTCCAAGCTACAACCTCAAACTCTTTGTTAGTCCAACCGAAGCGAGACACTGTAAGATCGACTACATCACCAACTTGAAGTGCAAAAGCCCTAAGACCAAAACTGGCCTGAACTGTAAGCTGTTGCCTATTACGCTCTAGAGCAATCCTACCAATACGCCTAGCTTCAATGCTGTTATCCGTGAATGGAAGATCAATGTCAGCGACACTCTCTTGCCCACCGTCAGCAGTAATGAAACTTGCATTAGTTACGTCTGGGTAATCTGTGATCTGCCAATTAGTTTCAGCACCACGAAATGTACCTCTCACGATGTTGAAGTTGTCCCTACGAGAGTGACGAGTATTGACACTGATAGAACTACGAAGATCATCCTCATCCAAGGCTATTGTAGGTGCTACCCAATAAGCAGGTTTCATACGCCACTGACCTTGAGCGTACCACAGTAGGCCACCCATAGAAGTGAGCATACTTGACAACAAGTCGTAAGGAGTGGTATCTAAGGTAAACGACCCATTGCAGGTATAACGTGTAGTGCCAGCATCCGTATCAGTCTCATCACACACATTAGCAGCAGAGATAACTAGGTCATCATCAATGTTGGTAGTTTCTTCAGATAGGCCATATTTACTAGTGATGTAATCCCTGAGACATAGGGCAGGGTTGTCTGACCACACAGTGGTGTCTGTACGAGGATCATACAGCTTCTTACCTTTTAGGGTGACTTGAACTTCAGGTACACCATTAGGGTAGGCATCT